GTTGATTGGTATACACCAGAAATGGAAAAGAAATATCCTAAATGTAAATCAGATATTGATTATTGCAAGATGCTAATAGATTACTTAAAGGAGTGTTAATATGTATAGAATAAGCGATAACTCTTATAGTGTAGTTGCAAGACCATCAAGAAGAGCTCCTGCAGGAATGTTTGCTATATCTTTAAAAGCAAATCAAGGATTAGCTTGATCTGATGCTCCTGTATTCTTTGATACTCCTAATGAAGCTATAAACTTTTTAAACAGCTATATTGAAAATGGCGGACTAAGAGATGCTGCATTTGGTCTTATAGATAGAATATACAGTATGATTCATGAAGCTAGATTAAGTAGAAAAGATTTAGATAGTGGATTTATTGATGTTCAAACACCTTATGGAAATGTAAAAATTCAAGCTTGAAAACGTATTGAACCTGCAATACCTGCACCTGCAAGAACATTTGGATTATTTGATCCTGAACCTGCTACAAATGAAAACTTAGAAGAAGCATTTGAGCCTTGAAAAGCAGATGCTTGACTTAGCGGCGAAAGAAAAGAAAATGTTGCCAGAATGAATCCTGAAAATATGATGGCATATAATAATTATTTAGACAATGTAGCATATCAAGCTTTAAGAGCAAATGATAGAGTAAAAGCAATGAAATGCGTTAATCTAATGAGACAAATTTATATTGCAGCATACAATAGAGGATTTAGTGATGTTGCAGGAAGAGTTAATGATATTATAAATCACAGAAGAACTGAAATTTCAAGACTTAATAATTCTTCAAGAAATGGATTATTTAATCCTACTGTTTCTACAGAAGAAAGTTTAAAAGAAGAAGTAGAAATTCACGATACTCTAAATCCATTAATTTGGAATGATGATAACACATTAAAACCTGAGGTTGCTCAAAAAGCAAAAGAGGTTGCTCAAACATTTGTAAATATATTAACTGAAAATGGTATTAAAATTAGAGTTATCGACATATATCTAGTAGGTTCAAATGCTAATTATAATTATAATGATTCATCAGATATTGATATTCATATAATTGCAGATGATAGTTTTGACTGCGATAAGCAACATTTACCATTACTATATAATGCTTATAAAACATTATTTAATAGAAAATATGATATATCATTTAAAGGTATAAATGTTGAAGTTTATGTTGAAACTTCTACTCCAAGTGTTTCAGGAGGAGTTTATAGCATCAAAGATGATAAATGAATTAAAGAACCTGATATTAATGATATACCTGAAATTGACCAAGAAGCTGTTGGTCAAGGATTAAATGAATGAATCAAAAGATATGAAGAGATAACAGCATCACCTGATATTGAAGAAATTGATGAATATATAGATGACTTATATAATTTAAGAATTAATTCAATTGCAAATGAAGGTGAATTTGGAACTGGAAATTTAATTTTTAAAGAAGTTAGAAGAAATGGAATTCTTGATAACTTAAAGGAATTAAAAGTTGAATTAGAAGAAAAAGAATTATCCTTAGAAAGCCTAGATGAAGAACTAGGAAAATTAGGTTTATTTTAGTTTAATTTTATAGAAGGATAAAATTATAAGGACTAACTAAAAAACTAAAATTAAAGGTAATTAAACTTAAAATACAAAGATTTTAAAGAGGTTTTACTAATGGTACTTAATAAATTAAAAGAATCCAATTTAATAAATAACGAACCTTTTAAATTAGGTACTGCAGGATACATAACTGATAATGGAGAAATTATTTATGTTAAAGAGTATCATGGAGAAGATACTAATATGCAAAAAAAGCATTATATAGAATTCTCTAATACTCATCCTGAAGATGATACATGCATTAGAATATTTAAAAAGCCTACAGATGCACAATATTCAATCATGACACAAATTATAGATAAATATCTTGATGCTGAAGGATATTGTAAGATAGAATTATGAAGTGATAAAAAAGATATTATTTATTACCAAGTTTTTAGTTTATGAGATAATGCTTGTTCAGATTATAGTTGAGAAGAAAATGTTGGAAATTGAACAGGTTATAAATTAGTTCAAATTGTTAAAAATAGATTTAATGGTTTAAATGAGCAATATCTAGTAGAAGTTAGTAGACAACAACTTTTAAATTTAGGAAGAAATGGTGCTAAATATAAAGGTAAAAATACTAGTAGATGAACAGCTAAATCTAAATGTTCTGTTGCTAATACAGTTAGAGACTATAATCAAATTGATATGAATAGATTCTGGAAAGATGATGTTTTAAAATTTGTTGTTAAAGTTAAAGGTGAAACTGATAATTATGAGGTAACTGTTGAATTTAGTCAATTATCACAAAAAATTCAAGGTTATGTAAAAGCTGCTAAAAATTTATTTAACAGAGATATAGTTACAAAAGCATTAATGAATGCATTATCAAGTAGTCAGGTTAAAATAAGTTGTGATTGTCCTGATTTTAAATATCGTTTAGCATATCAAGCTACTAGAGCAGATGCTAAAGCTGGTGAACAAGAAACAAGAGCATCAAATATAACAAATCCTACTAATAACCTAGGTTTATGTTGTAAGCATATTTTAGCAGTATTAAATAATGCTTACTGGATTAGAAATGTTGCATCTGTAATTGTTAACTATGCTAATTATTGTAAAGAAAATCTAGAATATAATTATTCAAGATTTATTTTTCCTAAAATTTATGGAGTTCAATATAATCAAGCAGTTCAAATGTGTATGAATGATTTTGATTCTGACGGTGATGTAATTGATGAATTAAAAACTTCTAAAGAACTTATTAACTTAGCTAATGCTATTGCTAAAGCAAGATTTAAGAAAAATAAATCTAAAGCTGAAATAGAAAAAGCTAAGAAAGATTTAGAAAATAAAGAAAGAGAAGAACAAGAAAACAATCAACAACAAAATCAACAGAATCAACAAAATACAAATCAACAATTATCAAATAATAACTTAAATAATCAAAATAATACAAATACTAATGATAACGTTGAGGATGATAATAATGAATAGATGAGAAGAAAACTTATTAAAAATAATTAGAATTGAATTTCCTAACGTAGATGTTACAAAAGCTGATAGATGTTTTTTATTACCAGATGGAACATTTGTATCTACAAGGTCTAATAACTATCAAGAAGGAAGATTAGATCCACATTATTCAATAGACAATTGAATGGGTAATTGTATATTTGATTTTACTCATCATTCCTATGATCAATGAAGATGAGATGATGATGAAACCAAAAAGGAAAAGATGCAAAAATATGGATTAACCGAAAAAGATTTTGAAGAAATGTATGAAAACATAAATTGAGAAGATTGTGGTAAAGAATATGGTAGTCCTATATTACAAAATCTTGGCTGTATAAGATTAAATGGAGAAAAAGAATTCTATATAGTTATACCTAGTAGATATAGCGATAACATTCCTACTCAAATTCAATTTAATAGATTACGTGATTGATTATATGAATTTTGTGATGCTTTTGGTAAAAGAAACTTACCTAAAAATTCATTTCAAGTAGATATAAATGATGACTCTGATTTTGCTTGCTATGATTTAACTAATTGAGATATTGATCCTAAATACATATATTATAAAATTCTAAAGTATTATAGAGGTGGAGATTTAGAAGAAAGTTTAGATTCTATTGTTAAAATAAACTACTAAATTTCTTGTAAAATATTTTTAATAAAAAAATTGTATTATATACTATTATTTATCTATAATATATTACATATATTATATCTAAATAATTAAGATAAAATAATTACTCATATATATTAACATATATATTCGTAACAATTTTATCTGGAAAAATCTAAAATTTTTCCTCAAAAATTTAATACGATTTTAATTTTAAGCTAAGGAGTCAGTTGAAATATCATGGACAATAAATTAGATTTAAGTAAAATAGATATAAATCAACTTAATAGTATATTAGATCAGCTAACTCCTCAAGAAAGAGAGTTAGCTCTTTCTGTTTTGTCTGAATATGCTAGTAAAGGACATTCAGAAACATTAGATAATCTAATATTAGATGATTATGCAGAAGTACCTGTAGATATTGAAACATTCGTAGATGATAATAACTACTTAGGATATGCTTGACATGATGCATGAGGTAAAAGTAAATTATATCCTTATTGAAGAAAAGAATTAAAAAAGTTATTTCCTAACAATATTGAAACTAGTGTAAATAATACAATACTTAGTGGTTCAAGAGGTCGAGGAAAATCAGAAATAGCTTGTTTAATACTAGCATATCTTCTACATAGAGTATTATGTTTAAAGAATCCTGTAGCATATTTTAGCTTAAAACCTACAGAAAAGATTGTATTTGCTTTCATGAATATCAAATTAGACCTAGCAGAAGAAATAGCTATGAGTAAATTTCAAAATACTATCAAATCTAGTCCTTGATTTTTAGCTCACGGTTATTTAGAAGGTAGAACTAATAAAATATGATATCCACAAAAGTATAATGACCAAATAGCAATAGATATTAAGATTGGTTCTCAATCAGACGATTTAATAGGTTTACCTATTTATGCTGCTTTCTTTGATGAAATTTCATTTATTAAGAATAAAGATGTAGAAAAGCAAAAAGAAAAAGCCAATGATATGATTGATACTGCTATTGGTGGTATGAAAACAAGATTCGTCCATAATGGTAAAAATCCAACAATGTTAATTCTTGCATCTTCAAAAAGATCAGATAAATCTTTCCTTGAAGAGCACATGAAGAAGAAATTAAAATCTGAAAAAGCAAATGTTTATATTTCAGATGGTTCTGTATGGGATGTAAAACCTGAAGGAACATATAAGAAAGAAACATTTACAGTAGCTGTAGGAAATAAATTTTTAACATCTGTTATTCTTCCTGATGGAGAAACAGAAGATAATTATCGTTTAAAAGGATATTCACAATTTATCCATCCTCCTGTTGATTTTAGAGCAGATTTTTTAGATGATATAGATAGAGCATTGTGTGACTTCGCAGGTATTTCAAGTTCTAGTTTAATTAAATTTATTCCAGGACAAGCAATAAAAGAAATTATAAATCCTAATTTACAAAATGCTTTTTCTAAAGAGGTACTTACTATTGGTACAGAAGATAAAGATGTTCAGTACTATCAATTCTTCGATATTAATAAGATACCAAAGGATCTTTTAAATAAACCTTTATTTATTCATCTGGATATGTCAAAGAAATACGATAAGACAGGTATTGCAGGTGTATTCATTAAAGGAAAGAAGCCTAGTACCGATCCCGAAATGCAAGATAGAGATTTATTCTATACTTTAGGATTTGCAGTTTCTATAAAAGCTCCAAAAGGTCAAGAAATATGCTTTGAAAAGCACAGACAGTTTATTAGATGATTAAGAGAAAAAGGATTTAATATAAAAGGTATTTCAGCAGATACATATCAATCTGCAGACTTTATACAGATATTAAAAGCTGAAGGATTTCCTATGAATGAACTTTCTGTGGATAGAGTAAACAGTAGTCAAATTTGTGTTCCTTATCAAGCACTTAAATCTGCAATATTTGAACACAGAATTGAAATATTTGAAGATAGTTTACTAATAGAGGAGTTAACAAATCTTGAAAGAAATGCTGATACAGGTAAAATTGACCACCCTGATGGCGGAACTTATGGTTCAAAGGATAAAGCCGATGCTGTTTGTGGTGCAATGTATACAGCCTCTGGATATGCAGAAGAATTTGCATATCGATATGGAGAAACAGAAGCTGCAAGATTAACATTAAGTGTAAATGAAGCACAATCAATAGATGATATGCAACAATTTACAGTTGATTTTGAAGCTGAATTAAAAAAGATAACAGGTATGTCAGACTCTGTTAGAAAAAATATAGAAAATAATCCATTTAGTGATAAAACAGAGGAATTTTATCTTTTAAATGATAATATTATAATATAAAGGAGTAATATATGGCTGAAACAAAGAAGCAAAATCAAAAAATTAAAGTAGTTCCTAGTCCAGATCCTGAAATTGGTATGGACACAGACAATATTTTTGCTGATAGTATTCTTGCAGCAGCACAAGTTGGTGGATTAGATGTTTCCTCTATTGACGCTTTAAGTCAAAGTGCTCAAAATAGAGAACAAGTTTATCAATTAATTGATGCTATGGCAACAGATGAAGTATTAAGTGCCGTTCTAGAAACTTATGCTGAAGATAGTGTTGAACCTAATGATAAAGGTCAGATAATGTGAGTTGAGTCAGAAGATAGTAGAGTCTTAGATTACACATCTTGATTACTTGAATCTTTAAATGTAGATAAACATTTATACGAATGAGCATATTGTTTGGTAACTTATGGTGATGTTTATATTCGATTATATAGACAATCAGATTATGATGACGATTTGTTATTTAAGCACAATAAAAAGAATCGTTTATTAAATGAGTCTCGTAAATACCTAGAGCAAAAGGAATTAGAAAGAAAATTTCCAGAAGCAAAAAATGCTATTAATGAAGACATAAATCTTAAATTATATTCTGTTAATGACCCTTATATTCCTTATGTTGAAATGGTTGCAAATCCAGGCGAAATGTTTGATTTACAAAAATTTGGAAAAACTTATGGATATATAAAAGCTCCTACAAGAGTAATTCAACAAACATCTGACGAATTAACTAATTATCTAACAAGATATAAGATGAAAGAAAATGATATTGAAATTTACGATGCAATGTCATTTGCTCATGGATGTTTAGATAATACATCTCAAAGACAACCTGAAACAGTAGATATTTATCTAGATTCTTATAAAGATGATGATACATATGTTGATAAGGATTCAAATATTGAAAATTCAACTGATAAGAAATTAGATTTTAGTAGCTCAGAATTTACATCTTATAATGTTAAGAGAGGTCAATCAATTCTTTATAATTTATTTAGAGTTTGAAGACAACTTAACTTACTTGAAATGTCAGCATTATTAAATAGATTAACAAAATCTTCATTAGTAAGAATTATGAATGTTAATGTTGGAGATATGCCAAAAGAGCAAGTAAGAGGCTATATTCAAAGATTAAAGGAAAAGATTGAACAAAAATCTGCTATTGATACAGATAAAGGAATGGCAGCATATAATAATCCAGGTCCTATTGAAAATACTATTTATATTCCTACTTATGGAGATAAAGGTTCAATTAGTATTCAAAATGTAGGCGGAGATTTTGACCCTAAATCATTAGTTGACTTAGAGTATTTCAGAGATAGATTATTTGGTGGTTTAAAAGTTCCAAAACAATTCTTCGGTTTCACAGAAGATGGTGCAGGATTTAACGGCGGACAATCTTTAACAATCTTATCTTCAAGATATGGTAAAACAGTTAAGAAAGTTCAAAATGTTTTATGTCAACTTGTATCAGATATCCTTAATCTATTCTTAATTGATAGAGGACTTGAAAATTATGTTAACAAGTTTACAGTTAGAATGCAAACTCCTGTAACTCAAGAGGAATTAGATAGAAGACAAAATAATGATAATAGAACTAGATATATTGGTGATATTATGAATCAATTAGGAGATATTGAAGATAAAGCTGTTAAGTTAAAAATATATAAAACACTTTTAAGCCAAGTAATAAATGATCCTGAAATTATTTCAATAATTCAAAAATATATCGATTCTTTAGAGAATGCAAAACAAAATGGTCAACAACCTCAAGGGGAAGGAAACACAGATTATTCAACTTCAGGAGGAGGCGACTTTGGTGGTGGAGAAGCTGGTGGAGGATTTGATTTTGGAGATACAGCTCCTGAGCCTGAAGTAGAAACAGGCGGAGAGTCTGCTGAACCAGTTAATGAACCTGCTCCAACAGAAAATGCAGACTTACCAAGTCCAGAGGAAGTATTACCTAATGAATCATTCTATCACGACGATGATAAAGACTTATTAATGGAAGACGATGGCAACAGCGATTCTTATTTACCAAGTCCTGATGAATTAGGAATTTAATTATAAGTAGAAAGGAAATAGTTATTTATGATTACAAAAAATGATATTATTTTATTATTAACAGATTTACAAGAAAATAATATTAATGTAGATAAATATTTAGTTAAAACAATGTTATCTGATTCTGTTAATTTAGATGCTTTGAAATTTATAAATGATAATAGACAATTAGATGTTGCAAAGTTTTACGAGTTATTAAGAAAAAATAATAACTCTAAAAAATCGCCATTGTATAAAAATATTGTAAAAGAAGAGTTAAGTGACGCATCAGATGTTTTAACAACTCTTGCAGCACTTAACCTACAAATTCTATTATTTGCTAAAAAATTAGAACATAATGAAATGTTCCTAAAGCATAGTAGAGGAGAAGAAATAACAAAGGTTTTAAATAATTATTATGCAACTTATGATTTAATTCCTTGTTATAAACTTTTAAAATTAATTAAGGCAGATTTAGTTGCATTAGAACACATTGCAGGAAGAAGATAATATGACATCTGCTGTTATAGGAATTATTTCATATTATCCGGATGACGAAAAAATAAGACAACACCGAGCTACTAAGCTATATTCCTTAGTAGCTCAATGTAATTATATATTTGATAATCTGCCTATAATTATAATTGCACAAAATTGAAATGATTCTGACTTATATGACTATCATAAGATGGAAAATGTAACTTTCTATACATATCCAAAATTAGGAATAGTTGGAGCTAGAAATAAATTAAGAGAACATTTTCTAGAAAGCGAGTACAATTATTTAATAATGTTGGATGATGATGTTGTATTGAAAGGAACTCCTAAAGAAGGAGTACAATATCTAAATCAGTTAAATTTATATAAAAATGGATTCTGAGAATTTAATTTAACTTTATTAAAATTATTTGCTATATCTAAGGATTTATTTGCTTTAGAAAAATTTGATGAAAATATAAATCCTGAAAATGAAGATGGATTTGAAGATAGAATATTTGTTAATAGATTAAGAGTTAAATATCCTCAACTAAAACATCAATTTAATGTTGCAGGATTAAGTCAATCTTCTATTTCAACTAAGGATCCGGATTCAACTTGATACAGTAATCAAGACATAAAGAAAATGCGAGATAAAACTAATAATATAATTGATAATTTAAATACTAAATTAAATGATAATTAAAAATTATTAAAAATTATAAAGGAGATACAAATGGGAACAATTCAAGAAGCTTTAAGAGAGCTAAAAAAGCAAAGAATAATAAATGAATCAAAAACAAAAAGAAGCCCAAAAAAGTTAAAAGAATCTAAATTACTAAAGGAAGATCAAGACACTAATGATCTATATATCATAAAAGATTCAATGGGATTTTATATTGGAGACACAGAGTCTCCTTCTTGGAATAGAGACGATTCATTAATGTCACCTGACGGTGTCGATGTAGAGCTAGGATTTGTAAATGATGAAGAAGATGCATATAAATTTACAAAGGCACAAGCAGATGAAATGGCTCGTTATCTTGATAGACACTATGTAGGAAACGATTTTAATGGTGATGGTGAGGAGTATGATTACACTATTATACCTGTTACTTCAAAAAAATCTGTACAAGAAGCAATTGTAAACGAATCTGGACCTGTAGATCAAGATGGTGATATTGAAGTAACATCATTTAATCTACATAATTTCTATCAAGAATGTCTTGATAAGAAGCCTATTACAGAAGAAGATTCTTCAACAGCTGATGAAGTACCAGCTGAAGAAATTGCATCAGAAGAAGAAATTCCTTCAGATGAAGTTATAGCTGATGAGCCTGAAGATGATATTTTAACAAAATTAAATGCAGCAATTATTACTCCTGAAGAAGATAAAGAATTATCTGCAGAAGACGAAGCATTCAATAAAGGAATTCAAACTGCAATTGATATTTTAACTGCAGCAAAAGATGATGACTCAGATGATTCTAACGCAGAAGAAGCTGATGCTGAAGCTGATGAAACTATTGAAGAAGCTTTAGGTGATGAAGATGGAGATATTGAAGTAACATCATTTAACTTACATGATTTATATTCAGAGTCATTAAATGAAGAAAAACAAGATAAGGATAAGAAATTAACAGCTGCTAATGTTAAAAACATTGCTGAATATAAGGACCTTCCAAATAAAGTAGTTAATAAATTAATTACTTGGGCTGAAGATGAATTTGGTGCAAATAATATGGATGACTTTATTGATTGGATTAATGGTTACAATAGTTTAGCTGAATGTGCTATCGTTAATGGTTCTAAACTTGATGCAACAGATTTCTGGTCTCTTGTAAAAGATGATAAGAAATTTGAAAGCGTAATTAACAAAGTTTGTAGAAAAATCGGTTGAACAGATAATCAAGGTTACTATGTTGATTATGAAGGCGGTTCTGGAGAAAGAAAGAATGGTAAGAAGCCTACAACTGAAGAATTAACTTTAGAATACATAACATGTTCTCTTCCTGATAATGCAAGCAAAGAGTATACTTTTAAAATCTTAGAAGATGCATACTGTAGAAATAATTATTCTAAGTTATCAGATTTAGATTTAACAAAAATTTTAAAGAAATAAAAGGAGAAAGATATTATGAATGAGCAAAGAAGACAAAAATTAAGAGAGGCTATTCAAAGAAAAATGGCTTCAAGAAAAACTGTTGTTAAGGAATCATTAAATGAAGACGTTGTTAATGAGTCATTAAATGAAGACATTGAATCAAGTTTACCTGTAAGACCTTTACCTGAAAATGAGGTTATAGATTACATTAATAATATTCCTGTAGCAAGAGGTATTGAAAAGGCAGAAGATGGAACAGTTATTGCAAAAGCAAGACCTACATGTTTCTTCAAGCTAGGATATTTCAAAGAAATTCAAGTATCTGCTAAATATAGAGGCGGTAGAGGTTCAACACCTGAGGATCCAAGAGTTAGAGTATTTAAAGCTGTTGAATATAATAAATTATATACTGGTGCCGATTATGAAAATTTAAAAGGTGTAAAACAATTTAGAAAAGAAACTGGAACTGAAAGATCTGGTGAAAAGACTGGATTCAGTTATCAAGGTGAAGGTACAACAGTAAATAAAATTGGTACATATCAAAATGGTGATAAAGCATTACAAGCTTATTTAGCAAATAACTGTCAAACAAAAACTAAATATTTTATTAGTATCAATGATGGTGATTTAACAGAAGCAACAAGACAAGATGTAGCACAATATTTAACACCTGGTGATGCTAATAAGTTATTAAATCCACAAGCAAGACCTAAAACAGTTGAAAGATCTACAGATGCAGAAAGTGGAGAGGAAATTGTAGTATTCAATCCACAAGCAGTTAATAGATTAAAGATTGCTAATATTTATATGATTGGTAATCTTGGATCTTCAATAATGTAAATAAAATAATAAAATAAAAAAATAGGATAGAAATATCCTATTTTTTATTTACTAAATTATTTGATACATTAACCTTTTCGAAAGGAGAACTTTGATTTCATGATACTAGATTTTTTAAATGAAAAATTAAATTTAAAAGAGGAAATTAATTTAGATAACCCAACAATAAGAACAATCTATCATAATATATATGAACTAGAAGATTATAATGATTTTAATGCTTTTACGCTTTCTGATAATAATAATGTTTCTTCACATTTTAATTTTACTCGAAATAACTGAGAAACTTATGTTAATTCAGGAAGAGTAAAGCCTTTTATTATAACTAATACAGATAGTAATGAATGTATAGCTATGATGCTTCTTTGGTCTGATAATAATTATAATTTTAAAATAAGAGAAGGCAAAGTTGTAGCTTTACCTATAAGTTTTGAAAGTGCAAATAATTCAGGAGACTCAGCTTACTCTAATTTCCGAGAAAATAATAATCCTCTCCCTATTTATGCTATGTTAGATAGATATAGAGATTTTACAAACTTTGATCCTGATATGTATATTGCTGATGGTCAATTTATTAAAAATGGAGCTTTAATTGGAATATTTACTGAATTCTTTAAATTAGATGGTACAGATTTTGTTTATCCTCAAAATATAAATTTAAATCAGCTTAATTTAACAAAATTAAATGCTTCAAGTATAAATTATCAAGATATAATTTCTAATAATATACATGTTATTCATATTAATTTTTATGATAATTTAACTGAAATAGCATCTAATGCAATTGATGAAGATATTCCAGGAGACTTGTTATATTATTGCGGTGAAGAAGATGAATTACCTAGAGCATTTAATTCATTACCGGAATCAGTTAGAGATAATATATCTTTTCCTAATAATGAAGAAGTACAACAACGTAGACAGAATGCAAGAAATAGACAAATAGTTCAAGACTTTGAAGACGATGTAGAAGAACTTTACAATAGATTAACAGCAGATGATTATCAATATGACGACGAAAATGATGGCTATCTAGCAGATTTATTTACAGACTATGAAGAGTTAACAGATGAGCAAAAGCAAATGGTAACTTGTAGAGATAATTTAGACATTATGAGACGAATTCAATCTGAAGCTAAACAAGAATATTGAAATGAATTATCTCAACGATTTATACACGCATTTATAGAAGATTTATGAGATATAGTTATGACAGATAATTATTCTTATGATGCTGCAATTGACAAAAAGATTAATTCTTACGATCTTCAATATAATGATTTTGAAGATGATTTAAAATCATTATTAAACACTGAATTCAATTTTACTGATAAGTTTAATCAAATTAAAGAAAAACAATTTCAACTAAAACAACAATGAGAAGCAACTAGAGCTCAAAGAATAGCCAATTTAGGAACAATAGTTTATGACAATACATTAATTGCAAAGATAAATGGTGGAGAAGCTATCATCACAGGATATATAAAATCAAATGTAAATCATGATATTGTATATATTCCTGATAGAATAGAAGGCGTTAAAGTAAGAAAAATTGCTAAAAATGCTTTTGCTAATTATGGTAGAATATCAAATTTAGTTCTTCCTAAATTTTTAAAGAATATCGAATCTTATGCTTTCTATGGATGCAACCTTAGAAATATATATCTTAATATAGAAGATAGAGAAGCACAAGATAAATATACACAATCTATTCAATGTGCTACAAATGCATTTCCACATAAACCTAATGTAGGTACAACAAATGTTAACCGCTATTACACACTAAAACAAATATTAGATGCTGCATATTATGAATATAATGTTCGTATTGGTGCACCAAATAGAAACTAGGTGAAAGTATGATATTAAATTTTTTAAAAGAAGATTTAGACAATCCTACACTTCAAAGAGAATATGATAAAAATTATTCATTTGTTCCAGAAGAAGATTTTCTAACTATAGTAAAGATGGATCCAAATTCTTATCCTAAAAATGGAAAAGAATTTGATTTAACTAAAGAGCCTATTAAAGTAGGTAACATTGCTAGTGGTAGTGGATTACTTTTAAGATGTTATAAAAATGGAGAAAGAGATTTCCTAAAAGATTTTAAACGTGTTCAAGATGCATGTTTAAAATTTACGAATAACAGATCTCAATTTGAAATTAAAAATGCAGGTCAATTTCAATCTGTTTCTGATTTTGTAAACTATGTAGAAAATGATGGAAATGTTGAAATAAATGTTTCTGACGCAACTCAAGGAAAGAAAAAACAAACAGTTGAAGATAAGCTTGAATTATTAAGACAAAAGCAATTTCCTAAAATTCAAACACTTGCTGAATTAATGGCTATAGCAGATTTAGATGAAGAGTCTGATATAGAACACGGTCAAATAGGTAATGTAGCTAGAAATTTACTTTTACCTCATTATGCAGCTGGAGAAAGAGATTTTTTAAATAAAAAAGTATCATTAAAGAAAGCTATTGCTAAATATTATAATTCCGATGCAGAAACTATTAAATCTAAACCTTTAAAATCATATGAAACTGTTAAAGATTTTATAATGGATTTTATAGTTGTAACTGATGAAAAAAACAATCTATTAAAATTATTAAGACTTTTAGCAGATTTAAATGGTCCTTTAGATGATAGAGGTAGTCGTTTTGGTGCAACAGGATATCAGATTGTAGGTCAAACATCAGAATATGATTTAATTAGATATGCTAATCAATATGTAGGCTGTATTATTGACAGATGTGATTATCCTGCAGATGCATTAGCACAGGCATTTAATTTAACTGAAAAATCATCAGATGACGAAAAACATGAAGCTTTTATGTGATTAAGAGATAATATTAGCTATAGTGGACCTCAAGGAACTAACCATTGATGTACAGGTTGAAGTTATCCTTCTAGTACAGCATCAAGTCATGCAAATTCATCTAATAATGGTGTATTAATTGCAATAATTAAACGAAATAGAGTTCCTTATCAAGCAGAATGTGATGAAAATTGACAAATTGCATTTTACGGCGATGGATATATTGATGATATTGAACAAGGAAATAACTATCATACTCAACCTCAAAGAAATCAAAAAAGATTTTTTGAGGAATTCCTTCCAAGTCATCCAGATATTATAGCATATTTAATGCAATTTGATTGTATTGCAAGTAATGCAAAATTCCAAACTGCAGCTAATTTATGTGGCATAACAAAAGCTAAAAAGTTTGATAAACTTTCTGCAACTTTAAATTGATCAGATGATGATGTTGAGGTAGAGCTTGAACCATTACACTATTCAGGACCTAATTCCGTAGAACAGTATGTCGAAAATAATGAATTAAGTGGACCAAATAATATAAGTGAAATTATTGTTGAGGAAGGCATTACAGCAATTCCTAATTTTGCATTCCAAGATTTTACATCATTAAAGAAAGTTAAATTTCCAGAGTCATTAAAAGTTATAGGTCATAAAGCTTTCTCAGGATGTGAGTCTCTTGTTAGAGTTGTTTTACCTCCAAATCTAGAGGAAATTGGAATGGGAGCTTTTGAAGCTTGTGCATCATTAAGAGGAAGTATAAGATTGCCTGTAAGTTTAAAAAAGATAGGGCAAAAAGCTTTTGCTAACTATCTTGTAGGAGATTTTAGTTCTTCTGTAAGTCAAAGATTAAAGTTTACATTATCTCCTAAGAGATTAGATACTAATGTTTATCCTGAGCCTTTATTGGTATCTGAAAATGAAGCAATGGATTATGTAAATAAAATAAGTATTTCTGATAACTAGAAAGGACGGATAATATTTATGGCTAATTATGTAGATATAATACCTTTAATAATTGAAAAACGTGATTCTAAAAAAGAATCTCTTTATGAAGATGCAATACTTCAAGAAACACTTGAATTAGAAGAGCAACTTCCTAGAGATTTAGCACAAGCATACAAAGATACTGACTGAGAAGCTGGTTGAGGAAAATATAATGCAATGAGCTCAGATTCAATTAGTAAGCGTTATGGTACAAGCGAGTATGCTCCAGATCATAATCTAAAAAATGTGAGTAGAAGAGCTGCAAAATGAGATTTAGGTAAAGCTACTTATGAAAGAATTTCAAAGCAAGAAGCAGTAGACCTTCTTGGTATGACTATCAAGGAAGGCGATAAAGTAGGTAGAAGATGGGAAAATGAACATGAAATTTCCATTGATGATCCTGTTCCTGAAGGAAATAGATTACATGTTACTTTTGAAAATTCTGGAAATTCAGGCGCTATCCAAAATATAGATAAACTTAGATTTTTACTTCCTGGTAAAAATGGAGGATATGCTTTAACAGAGTTCTCTTATAAAGCAACTTATGATAGACAAGGTAGTAAAACTAATAACTATATGCCTATATTTAGACAAGAGTTTAGTAATTCTGTTTATGATAAATATAATATTCCACGTTTTGCTAAAGGAAACAGAATTGACTGAAGAAAAAATGATGTTACTTATGACGCAACAATGGTATACTATGCTATAAAATTATCAGATGTTATATATAAAACAGATGAATACGAGCATCCAATCGAAAATATTGCATACGATAACATTGCTAGTTTAACAGATAACTTAGTCACTTATTTATGCTATAATGAAGTATATAGATATATTAAAAATTTAATTGAAAATTATTATTCATCTGATAATGAGAAGACAGAGCAAGCTATTAGGCTTTTAAATAATGCTATGCCTGGTTATCAATTCTTAGGTAGTGATATAACACCTAATTCCTCTAAAGAAGACTTGTGAGAATATATATCTAGATTAGCTACTGATGATGAGAACGACACATCAATAGACGATTTCTTAGAGCTTTTCTCTAGTGAATATCCTGTAGGAACACCTAATGTTGTATCTTTAGTTGATAAGATTATTAATAATATAAGCTCTCAGTTAAATGATAAACAATTTAAGGAACAATTTAATAAGTATTATCGTTCAGAATTAGAAAAGAAAGTAAATTATATATATAAAGTTGAAGGTAACAATAATCCTAAAAAATTTGAATATATACAAGATAAGTTAATTGATACTCTTCCTGATAGCAGAAGTAAAGAAATTTGATCAAGAAGAATTAAGAATTCTAGAAAAAGTTCCAGACTATCTTATAAAGGAGGAAGTAGACTTGATCCTACAGACCATACAGCTGCTCAAACATTTGCATCAAGAACAAATCATATAACACAAAGTGATATTCCTGATACAGGATCACATCAATCTAATAAACGTGGATTATATTACTCAGATCATTCAAATGCCCTTGATGACTTATTATCCAATTATAATTATGCGTTATCTAGAGTAAGAGATTTACAGAAAGCATACGTTGAAACAAGAAACGTATATTTAAAGTTTAAGGATGAGCAAGCATATTATGATAATCAAGAGGAATATTCAAATACTCTTGAACGATACAAAGATGATATGCTAAGTGCTAAGGAAGATTATATAAATATTCTAAAAAAGAAAAAACAATGTGAAAAGGATATTGCTAAGGTCTGCGATGCTGAATTAGATAAAACCGTTTCTTATATGAGAGATTTTTACACCTTCTTACAATATAATCATGAAAAACTATTGAGTTTAAGAAATACTGTTAAATCCATATCTAATTATAATGAATCTGATTTAACACTTTTATATGGTAACAAAGGAAAAGAAAGATTAGATGCTATTGAGAAACAAATTTCTTCATTAGTAGAAAATCAAGTAAAACTTAAAGCATCAGCTGAAGAGGCAAAAAATAAGATTGAGGAATTAAAGCGTCAAATAGCTCAATTACAACAAGATATAACTTCTGCAGAGCAATTAATTACTGATAACACATCAGAGATTGAAAAATTAAGAGCAGAGGAATCTCAATTATCAGATGGAATTGAATCTGCTATTGTTAAATCTTACGAAGATCAAGAAAAGTTTACAGCAACATTACGTGAATTAACACGTATGATTACTAATGCTAAATTGAAGGATGCATCTTCAAATATGAAGACTGATAATCAACATGCTTTAGAGTTATCTAAACAGTTACAATCCGATATTATTAAGTCTGAAGAGCTATTGCCTGAAGATGAACCTGATGAAGAAAACATTCTTGCATACGATGATGATAATGAAGAACAACCTAGAACAGGTAAAAATCAATAAATAAATTAATATAATAACTATAAAAACCTTAGAAAGTACCTAAGGTTTTTATTTTTTAATAATTTTAAATATACTAAATTATTTGATTAATATGTTTAAGGAGGATACTGTCCTTATGATTAAGAAAGTTAATGAAGGCATAAGATATCAAAAGTTAACTGAAGAAGAAAAGAAAGCAAAAGGAATTCTTGGTAGACTTGTTGGTGTTTGTGCTGATTTCAATAATGCAACTAGAAATGGAAGAAAATATTCAGAGCAATTATGGGAAAATGTTTTCAATAATCCTATAATGCAAGAGAAAATTAAAAATAAAGTTTGTTATGGCGAATTAGGACATCCTGAAGATAGAGCTGAAATTGATCCTGAAAAGATAGCTGTTTGTTTAAGTGAACAACCAGTTAAAAATAAGAATGGCCAATTAGAGGCAGTATTTGATATTCTAGATACCCCAAATGGTAGAATTTTAAAAACATTATGTGATTATGGTTCTACATTAGGTGTTAGTTCAAGAGGTCAAGGGGACATTATAACAGATTATAACGGTGAGGAAGCAGTAGATCCTGAAACTTATGAATGTGAGTGTTGGGACATAGTTTTAATTCCTGCAGTTAAAGAAGCTAGATTACAATATGTTAGAGAAGGCTTAGATACAAAGAAAGCAAGCTTAAGAAAAGCATTAACTGAGGCCTTCAATAAAGAAAATGAAGAAGGTAAGAAAGTTATGGCAGAAACATTAAAAGATTTAGATATTAATATTGATGAAACCGAACCTACTATTCAAGAAGCTAAGAAAGAGGAAGAGGAGAATACATTATTAGATCCAACTCCTGCAGATGATGTTGTTATTGATAACACTGAAGAAGTTGTTGATACACCAGAAGCTGATGTTACAACAGATGAATTAGAAGTTACTGAACCATTTACTAATGATGAAAATGCTGAAAAAACAGAAATAACTGAACCAGTTGAAGGTGAAGAAGCATTAGATTCAAAAGAAGATGAAAGAACAGATGAAGAAATCTTCTTAGATTATTTAGTAGCAAATTTCGATGAAAAACAAGTTAAGAAAGCTTGTAAAGCATTAGATATAGATATTCCTGAAGATGAGGAAGAAAAAGATAGTGAAGAAGATGCAGACAAGGAAGATGCAAAAGAAGCAGAAACTGAGGATGAAGCAGAAGATAAAGAAGACACTAAAGAAGATGAGAATTCAACAGATAAAAAATCTGATGAAGATAAAGAGGAAGAGGAAGACAAAGTCGATGAAGCCTTAGATAAAGGATCAGTAGAATTAGTTAAGAATCTTCAAGAGGCATTAAAAGGTAAGTTAGATTTAGAAGCGCTAGTTAAAACTCTTAAAGAGCAATTAGCAGTTAGCGATGCCAAGGTTAATGAATTAAAAGAGCAATGTAATAAATATCAATCATCTATTACAAGATTAGCAGGATTAGCTAAATCAAATAAGGACTTACAAAAGAATGTTGAATCATTGCAAGAATCTTTAAATGAAAAGAATCAAACAATTTCAGATCAAACAAAGAGAATTGCAAGACTTGTAGAAGGAAGAAAGAAGAGCATTAGCGAATCTTCAACATTAACAGAAAGTGTTAATGCAAAACAAAAAGAGTTAGAAACATTAAATGAAAGTGTTGATAACTTAAAGAAAGATTACGAAAAGAAATTTACAGACCTTCGTGAACAAGTAATTAACGAAAGTGCAGAAGCAAAGAAGAAAGAAGCTCAATTAAATGAATCTTTAAATAAAGCTAATGCATTAAAAGAAAGCTATAAGAAATTAGCAAATGAAGCAATGAATATGTTAATTGAAGAAAGAGCAACTCAATTAGGTTTAACAGCACAAGATATTAAACGTAAATTAGGTGCATCTTATACTATAGCAGATGTTAATACAGTTTGTGAAGAATTAAAACGCTATCAATTAAATGTTAGCAAATTACCATTTAGTATCGACAGAAAAGTCGGTGTTAGAGTAAATGAAGCAGTTCAAAGATCAGCAATTAACAAAGCAGCATCTAAAGGATATGATGATGACGATGTTGATGATGGATTAATGAGAATGGCTAATTTATACTAATAAACAAATCAATTAGATTCCAGAACTTATTAAAATAAATATATTATAAAGGAGAAAAATTATGAATATCTTGGAAGCATACGGCAAGAAGTTAGCAGTTGCCGAAAAAGTTTATGCTAACGAACACGGAAATAGACAATTATCTGAAACAAAGAAAATTGCAATTGCTAGAGTTTTAGCAAACACTAGTGAATATTTAAACGAAGCATTTGAGAACTCAGTTGGTACTCAATTAGCTAATATGAAGACTTTCAAAAAGTTCTGCTTAGATTTAACTACAGTAGCATTACCTAACTTAATCGCAAATGATTTAGTTATCGTATATCCAATGAAGTCAAGAACTGGTTTCATTCAATACTTACAATTCACTGCTGGTTCTGATAAGGGCGGAGTTGAACAAGGACAAGTATTCAATGATCCATTCAGACTAGGTAAGATGGATGAAAACAGAGTTAACTACACAGCAGCATTAGTTGTTGACGCAGTTACTGAAGATGGTAAATTTACACCAGCTTGGACTCCAGTAGTTAATGGTTTCAGAACTATCGTTGTTGATGGTGTTGAAGTTGAATTCAATGACAATTTCATTAACAAATATACTAAACAAGAATTATCAACAGTTACAACTAAAACTTATAAAGTAGTTGTTAAGAATCCTGAATCTGGTGATCCAGAAGTTCAATTCTTCAATACTTTAGGTGAAAGTGGAGATTACCAAGTTAAGAATGGTGATAAAGTTGCTTATAAATATGATAACGTAGTAATTCCTCAAAATGATTTACCTATCGTTAACGCTCATATGGAAGGTATTGCATTAGCTGCTAAGGCTAGAAGAATTGCAATTTACTATTCTCAAATGGCTGCATTCCAAGCTAAGACAGAAATGGGAATTGACTTAGGTGAAATCCTAGCTACTCAAGCTTGTGCAGAATTATCTTATGAAATCGATACTGAAATCGTTAACCTATTAGTTAATGCAGCAATCGAAGGTACTACTCCTGAAGAAGAAAAGGCAATTACTTGGAATAAAGCATTACCTTATGGAGTATCTAAGAGAGACCATTATGCAGGATTCGTTGAAGTAATTGAAACTGCATCTCAAATCATTTACGATAGAACTCAAAAACATGCAGCAAACTATATGTTAGCAGCATCTAACTTAAAACCAGTATTAGCATTAATTGATGGTTGGAAAGCAGCTTCTACATCTAAGATTAATGGTCCTTACTTCGCTGGTACTTTAAATGGTATTAAAGTATATGTATCTCCAGCAATTCCTGCAGGTAGATATGTATTAGGTTACAACGGTGATGATATGACTACATCAGCTGCAGTATATGCACCATATATGGCAATCGTTCCTACACAATTATTAGGATTCGCTGATGGCGCTATGTCACAAGGATTCAGCACATTATATGATTTAAAATTATTAAATCCATTATTATTAGTTGCTGGTAGAATGGAAAACAAACAAGAAGTTGTTTTAACAAAGGCAACTGCTTAGTTTTCTAAAAAATAAACAAAATTAAATAACCTCTTCGGAGGTTATTTTTTTGTTTATAAATAAAATGTATACTAAATTATATATAATGGAAAATAAGGAGATTATTTTTATGACTTTTGATTATAAAGGAATTAAAATCATTTGTAATGATAATTCAAATAAGGAAGCATTAATTAAACTGTTAAATTATTGATGAGAAAGATATGTACTTATAAAAGATGCTGAAAAGATAGATTTATCGAATATTGAAAAAAATCAAACTTTTTCTGTTGATGGTCAATTATTGTCTTATGATCCTAAAACTAAAGATTTTAATTTCATACGAAATAGCGATTTAGAATTAAAGTTTAAAATATTATCTTATATATTTAGAAGATATAATTTAACAAAATCAGATGCAAAAATTTACAAAATAGAGGCTAATGAAATTAACGGATCTATTCCAGGATATGATCTTGAGGTCATTTTACCACAATGATCTATCAGGGGCACTCTTAATGTTCCACTTACAGCAGAAGAATCTGAGGTATTAAACAATTTAATGAAAAAACTATCTGAATTTAGTTTTATAAAAGTTAAAAAACCTGAAACTAGAAATTGATGAGAAGATCATAAAGAAAAATATAAAAACATTAAGCTATTTGATACGCCTGAATATCGTAATGCCGAATATGAAATTAATAGCAGATATAAGCCTTTCTGTAGAAGATTTTTAGTTAATATTGACTTGAATAAATTTAAGAATGATCCTTTATTTAAAGATTTTAATCATGATAATAATGAAACTAATCCTAAAACTGTGTCAAAATCATATTCAATTCAAGAGGCTTTACGTGAATTAAGAAATCCAAATACACAGAAAATTTTAAAGGAATCTAAACAAGTTACTGCTGAATTTTATACAGATGATTTTGATCTTAGAGATTGAGAAGAATATGAACCTGAATTAATGAGTAGATTAGTTATTGATGATTCTGATTATGCAAATAAACCAAATCAATTTTCAACTTCAAGATATACCGTTACTGGTTCATTAGAAGATGTTAATACTTTTATTCAAGAAACAATAGCACAATATGGTTGTGCTACTAAAGAAGAGGCTGAGGAATTATACGGCGAAGGTTGTATTCCTACTATTATAGATGAATCTAAAGAGGATTAAGTTATGAGTAGAACAGTAACCGTTTTAGATAAATGCGTTGTAAATGAAGATAATTCAGTTTATAATATGACTGAGGATGAGCTATTTGGTTCATTTGAAGACTATATTGAATCTGTTAATAAAGGAAATTTAGATGGTAAATACTTTGATATAGGTGATGTAGACACATCAGTCTTTATTATAGATGACGGAGGAGAGCTTTTCAGATTAAAAGATGGAACATATATTAATGTTTGCTGAAGAGGCGGACAATGTAGAGTATGACCTGAAGATGACTCTGATGTAATTACTTATTACAATGAGAAATTAGGTAAATCTGTAGCTGAAAATTTAACCTATTCAATTAAGGAAGCATTAAAAGAATTACAAGAGTCAGTAGATCAAAATGTAATATCTTTAGATGATTTAAGAAATATCGCCATAGGTACAACAGTTAATTATGATAATAAGGAATGAAAAATAGATAATGTTAATTTATTCCGCGATAGTTATGTTTTTAATATAACTCCTATATCAGGAGAACAAGTAGAAGGTTCTTATATGATTGCTCCTAAAACAATTGCTTTAGGTGGTGCAACAGTAGATAATGGAGATTTACTTAATATATGTATAGAAATATCTAATCAAAATCAAAAGGAAAAAGAAGAGAAAGATCGACTTGCAGCAGAATTAGCAGCAAGAAAAAATCAAGAAAGAGAACAAAATAGATTAGCTAATCTAGAAAGAATTAAACAACAAAAAATAGATGCAGCTAAACAAGCAGGAGAAGCTGATGGTAGAACTAAAAAGAGAGTACTTTATAGCTATTTTAAAGATCTTTTAAATGGAGGTAATCTAAAATTACGTACAGCAAAACTTCAAATGGCTGCTGCTAAATATGATCCTCAAACTTATGTTGATGCATATGAGGAAGCTAGACTTAAATGAAGATATCAAAATCAAACAACAAATAGCTATGGATCTAATGAAGATGCAGTAAATTGGTTAGCAAATCATTGAGTTAAAATTTATGCTATGGGTCCTGAAGAAATGCTTAATCAATTCCAAGATGAATTTGATATTCATGATGATAACTACATCAAAGTAAGAGAGCAAGGACTTGCATTAGGAATTGTTATGCAATGTGACATTCCTTATGATGATCCTTCTGATCCTGCACCTGGATTTTTAACTAATATGTATCACACAGATGTTTTAGGTAATGAATTTAATAACGGTTTTTCAGAAAGACGAAAAAATCTATTTAAAACAACATCTTATATTGTTTACTTATTAAGAACTTATCCTGGATTATTCTGAGTAGGAAAAAAGAATAAATAATTTTAAAATAAATGAGGTTAATTATTAACCTCATTTTTTATTTTATATAAAATTGTATATTTATTATAATATATCTATGTATTATGGAGGTATATGTAAATGGCAACAGTTAAAAATGAAAGAGTATTATTTATCGTCGAATCGCCAAATAAATGCAAAACACTTAAACAAATTCTTCCTTCTAATTATATAATTATGGCTTCTGTAGGTCATATTTGTGGAATTAAAAATTGTGGAGAATATAATATGGGAATTAAGGTTTCAGATAATTCTTTTGAAGAAACCTATGAAATAAGTCCTGATAAAAAAGATGTAGTTAGTAAATTAAAAGAGCAAGTTAAATTTGCAGATAAAGTTATTTTAGCATCAGACCCAGATAGAGAAGGAGAAGCTATTTCTTGATTTTTAAGAAAATTTTTAGGTCTTAAAAAAGGTAAATATGAAAGAATAACTTATCATGAAATTACTAAAAAGGCAATTGAAGAAGCGTTAAAAAATACCAGAGATATAGATGAAAATTATTGTGCTGCAGCACAGGTTAGACAAGATAGAGATAAGATAGTTGGATTTACATTATCTAATTTATCAAGAATAGCTACTGGTGCTAAATCCGTTGGTAATGTTCAATCTCCTGCAGTTCATTTATTAGTAATGAGACAAAATGAAATTGATAATTTCGTTCCTGAAACATATTTTGATTTATTTTTACATTTTAACAAAAATGGTGTTCCTTTTAAGGCTAAATATCAAATTCCATCAAATGCAAAATATGATAAAATACCTAGCTTAGATGAATGTAAGAAAATTGCAGATGAATGTAAAAATAAGGATTATGTTATAGAATCTATTAAACAAAAAGATGGCTATGAAAATCCTAAACCTCCTTTCATTACTTCTACATTTCAACAAGAAGTCAGTAAAAAATTAGGTATTAGTATTGAAGATGCAATGAAAGCAGCACAATCATTATTTGAAGGTATTGATATTGGTTCTGAACATAAGGCATTAATTACATACCATAGAACAGATGACCCAGTTTATGCACCTGAATTTATGGCAGATGTTAAAGCTTATGTTGAAGAATGATATGGAAAAGAATATTATGCACCTTTAAAAGCTGGTAAGAAATCAGAAAATGCACAAGCAGGACATGAAGGTATTAGACCTGTAGATGTAAATATGACTCCTGAAAGATTAGCTAATTTTATAACTAACACTAGATTATTAAAAGTATATGAAATTATTTGGAAGAGAGCTGTATCTTGTGGAATGAAACCTGCAGTATATTTTAATACAACATATACTATTAAAAATGGTAATCATAGATTTGTAATGAATTCAAAAGAGTTAAAATTTGAAGGATTTAAAAAGGTATATTCTTATCAAGATGATAATAAAGAAGAAGACGGAATAGTAAAGGAATCATTCAGTGAAGGTGAAATATTACAAAATACAGAACTTGAAGGAATTGAAAAACATACTAATCCACCACTACAATATGATGAAGCATCTTTAATTAAAGAATTAGAAAAATTAGGTATTGGTAGACCTTCAACCTATGCTACTATTATATCAATATTAAAAGATACATCTAGAGGATTTACTACAATAAAGGATAAAAGATTCTATCCAACAGAATTAGCAATGAAGCAAATTAAATATTTAAGTGATAACTTCCCACAAATAATTGATATTAATGCTAGAGCAGAACAAGAAAAAGAATTAGACGAAATTGCAAAAGGTAATTTAAGTAAATTAGATGCAATGACAGGTTGATGAGCTAATTTAAAGGCACAAATAGATAAAGTGGATCCTTCTAGTGGTAATGAAGAAAAGATATGTCCTGAGTGTGGTAAACCAATGGCAATAAGAAAAGGTAAGTATGGTGCTTTCTGAGGATGTACTGGATATCCAAAGTGTAATCATTTAGAAAAACTTAAGAAATAATAATAAATATAAGGATAACCTAAACATTTGGTTATCCTTTTTATCTATTATAAAAGATCACTAAATTAAATATAAAGGAGTAATAATATGATAACTACCGTAACAAATGACAGATGCCAAACTTTATATGGCACAAGTAATGATATTAAACCAATTAATAAGTACATTGGTAATGGTTCTCAATTTATTGAACAAGATACGAGCAGTGTGTTTCTTTTTGATGAAGAGAATTCTAAATGATTAAAATTTTCGGACATTAACATATTAGCTCTATTAATGAGGGGGTTAGTATAATGATTACACCTAGATCAGAAAGAGTTTACCTATTTACAGGTTTAAGTACAGATCAAAAACCAAATAATGAATTTGTTGGTAGTGGTTCTGTATATATTGAAATGGATACCAGTAAGGCTTACATTTATGATGAATCTTCAAAAAATTGAACTGTCCTTAACCTAGGAGGTGGTGGCGGAGGCGGAACCACCTATACCGCAGGTAAAAATATTACTATTTCATCTGATAATGTTATTTCAGCATCTTATGGATTGGAAGAAACTATAACTTCTGATGTAAATGTTGGAGGAATTGAAAAAGGCGACACATTTGAAGAAGGAACTAATATTGATAATGTTATTAAGGCATTATTAGAACAAACCACTCCAGTTCAAGGAACATTATATTATGGTGCTGTAGATTCAACATCTCCTGAAATTGATGATTTACATTCAATGGAAATTCCTTCAACAATTAAAACTGAAGGTATTACTTTAAACTTAACAACATCAGGTAAGCAATATCAGTGTTTTATTTATCCAAAGGAAATTGGTGAATTAACTAAAATAGTACAAAATGGATTAAGTGATTTCAATTTAATTGATAGTTTTGTAAAATCAGAAATAATTATTGAATTTGAACCATCTACATCTGTTGAATATTATTGTTATTGCACTAATGAATTAGCATTAGAGGAGAGCGGTGCTGAATATACATTCCTATTTTAATATTTAGTAAGGAGGCTGTGTAAAATTGGCATATCAAAAATTTAGAAACGGCTTTGATGTAAGTACCAATTCTGCCATTGATAAAAGACTATATCTTACTAAAGCCGAAATGTTAACAGCTCATGAAGATTTCAATTTACCTGATGTTTATATTAATATATGTCCTACTGATGGAAAATTATACATATATTCAAAGGATAATGAAATTGATGAGAATTTAGGTAAATTTAGACCAATAGAGTATGGTTTAGATTTTACAGAAAGCGATGAGGCAACTCAGGTTATTGCAGATGCCGTTAATGAGGCAATAAGAGAAAATACCTCACAAATAGTCCAAACTATTCAAAATGGATTAACTCATATTGATGGAGGGGACATTTAAAAATGGCAAATATTACAATACAATTTAAGAGAGGAACTAAAGAAAGTCTAGAAGAAAAATTAGTTCCTGAATTATTAGGTGTGCCTGCAAGAGGTGAACCTATTTATGAAACTGATACTAACAGATTAAAAATTGGTGATGGTGAAAAATCTTATATTGATTTAGATTATTTTGGAAATGATGTAGTAGATAATCTTATAATCGAAGGTTATTACGACAATTCAGATAATTCGTTTTATGATAAACCAGAAGAAGATGTTAGTAGAAAAAAATTAGTAGAATGAACTAATAGATTATATAAAGATATACCTACTGGAGAAGTTTATTACTTCAAAGCTATTGGTAGATTTACCTTATTAAGTAATAGTGTTAAGTTATATAATACACATGGACAAAATGTTGATGGTGCAATGACACAAAAAGCAATAACAGATGCTATTACAAATATTGATTTTGCGGTAGATTCTACAGAAGAAGAGTGTTTAACTCTTAATAAACCTTGATAATAATTCCTATAAAGGATTATTATAAATATTAAATATAAGTTAAAATTAAAAGGAGATTAAAAAAATATGGCTTATACTTATACTCACACACCAGTTTTAAGTAAAGTTAAAATTGGTGAAAATACTTATTATTTAAAAGACGCTGATGTTAGAAACATACTTGACACATTTAATAATGCAGTGGTAACAAATGAAATTGGTACTGTTGAGGGCAACGATGGTAAATTTGTTACAGCAGCTAATATTAAGGCATATGTAGATTCTGCAGTATCAGTTGGTATTGAGTTAATAGTAGTTGAAACTTTACCTACAGCAAGTGCAAATACTAAAGGTAAAATTTATTTATTAGCACATCAACATGGAACTCAAGATATATATGATGAATTCATCACAGTTGAAAATCCAACAGGAACATTCAAGTGGGAAAAGATTGGTAATACAGATATTGATTTATCTGGTTATGTTACTGATGTTATATATGAAAATAAAACATTAAAGCAACAAAAAGGTAATGGAGCTTATGCTAATGTTCATGAATTTGGTAATTTAGCGGATGCTAATACTGCTAGTGGAACAGTAACAACTGTTGATAGCGCAACATTCTCTGAAGGTGCAGTTAGTGCAAGTGGTTCTTATACACCAGCAGGTATAATTACAGTAAATAACTTAACTCAAACAGCTACTTCTGCAACATTAACAAGAGCAAATTATACTCCAGAAGGTACCGTTACTATTGATGGTGATAACAATACAGTAAAGAGTATGGAAACTGCTGGTTCAGTTACAGCTGGTACTGCACCTACATTTACTGAAGGTACATTTACACCAAATGTTCCAACTGCTATTGATACATCTAAATTTAATGGAGGCTCTTTAGCCGCTCCTACAAAATCATCATTTGCAACTGCCGGTATTACTGCTAGCGTAGGAACAGATGATGATGCTGAAACATTAATTTTTGGAAATGCTTCAACTGCTCAAGCAGTTACTGAACAAGGAGCTTATACTGCAGCTTCATTAGCACCAGGATTCTATACTGCTGGTAGTGCAGCATCTAAAGCAGCTGATACATTTAATGCTGGTACACCTACAGCGGTTACATTACCTACATTTGAAGATGTTACAGTATTAACAGGTGCTACAGCAACATTTACTGGTACTGAAGTTGAAAACTTCCAAGTTACTGATGTATCTTATGATAGGGCAACTGCAAATGGTGGTACATTCACAGGTACTGCTGCAACAGTTTCCGTTACTGGTACTGCGACAGGAGATGTTGAATTAACTAAAACAGCTAAAACAGTTACAGTTACACCGGATCCAAAAAATCAAATATCTTAAAATTATACGAAACGAGGTCAGATATTAAATGGCTGATACAATAAGTGGAAACATTAAAAAAATTAAATTAAGTAATGGAAATATCTATTCAATATTTGACCAAGGTGCTTTAAGACTAGACCCTACTACCAAAAAGATACTTACTGATGTCAGGGTTGTCGATGAAGCAATACTTCAAGGACATTTATCCATTACCGAAATTGATGATGTCCCATTAGCACAAGTTCAATATAAAGTATTAGTTCAAGGTGATAATGGAGAATTAAAACAAGAAGACCTTCGTTATGTTTTAGCAAAATTAGGTTTAGTTAATGGTTGAGAAGTTGATAATAATGGAACCTTAGAATTAACCTATTTTGATTTTTCAGGAAGTCTATAAAAATAAACATTTTATAAAGGAGAAGAAAATAAAATATGGCAAATATTAAACAAATATTAGTCGGCTCTACCACATATGATATTGAAGCCTTACATTTTACTACTGGTTCATTAGATACGCCAGCACAATGGAAGCAATATATTGATGATTTAGCAAATAAAGGTATTCAAATAGTTATTGCTGATCCTGCTACTGGTAAGCAAGAGCCTGCAACTACAGCTAGCGCCTCTACAATGGGTAAATTATATATGGTTCAATTCAGTGGTCAAACTGAATCTGGAACATATACAGAATTTATTACTATTGAAAGTGGAACATCAACAAAAACATATTCTTGGGAGAAAATTGGTACTACTGCAGCTGATTTAAGTGAATATGCTAAAAAAGGTACTTATAATACATCTTCTGCAGGAGAAGGAACTACTGGTGAAGGTGGTGCCGAAACTGCCGTTGGTACTGCTAGTGTAACTTATTCTAAAGCATCTAATGCTACAGGTAGTGCCGGTGGTGCAACTGTAAATGGTTCTAATTTTACTTTTACTGGTACAAAGGCAACTTTAACATTAACTCAAGATTATCAGCCTGCTGGTACGGTTTCTAAACCTGGAATTACCTTAGGAACTAAGGCAACAATTACTTATGCTACTGGTTCTGCAAAGAGTGGTGGAACTGCTGCAGCGGTAACAGCATATCCTAATTTCTCAGGTGGTAGTGCAAGTGGTACATTCGTAACAAGTGCTATCGCTTCTGCATCATTAGATGTTAAAACTACTTCAGCTACAGGTTATCAAGCAGTTGTTACTGCTCAAGGTACTCTTAGTGGTGGTTCAGCAACTGGTACATTTAATACAAATGCTATTAAAGATATTACATTATCTGCTAGTGATACATCAACTGATGGACCTGCATATATAAGTGCAGTATCAGGTACATTTAACAATGATGCCTATAAGGCAAGCGTTGATGGTACAACATTAAAATTGGTAGCTGCAGGTACTGCAAGTGTTAATCCAACAGTAAAATATATGAAACATACTAATACGGCAGCTGCTACTGCTTCAGTATCATATACTGCACCAAGTTTAGGAGCAGCTACTACTAAGTATATTAAAGTTAATACAACTGCTGCTGATACTGATTCAGTTTCTTGGACAGCAGCATCTTTAGGAACACCTACTACTGCTACAGTTATTAAATCAGATGGTTTAACAACTGCTACATTTAATAATTATACATCTGCATCTTTGGATAATGCTCCTGTATTCACTGGTACAACTGCTACATTATCATTATCAACTGATTATACACCATCTGGTTCCATTGGTGGTTCTCAAACAATTAATGGACATACTCATAGTATTACATTAACAGATGCTACTGCTTCTGGTTCAGCATCTGTTCCAATTAGCGCCCATACTCATAGTATTGGAAACCATACACATTCAGTTGTAATTCAATAAAAAATATTATATAGTATAATAACCGAAGAAGGAGTAAAATAGCTCCTTCTTTTTTATTTGTTAAAATTGTATTATTATATAAATATAAAGGAATGAAATAACTATGAATAAAATATGTGTTTATGCTATTTGTAAAAATGAATTAAAATTTGTAAATAAATGATTAGATAATATGTCTGAAGCAGATTATATTGTTGTTTTAGATACTGGTTCTACTGATGGTACTTATGAAAAATTAAAAGAAGATAAAAGAGTATTCAAAGTAGAACAAAAAATCTATGATTCATTTAGATTTGATGTTGCAAGAAATGATTCAATGAAATTGATTCCTGAAGATGCCAATATATTAGTTTGTACAGATTTTGATGAACTATTCAATAAAGGTTGGGCTGATTTAGTTAGAAATAATTGGAAGGCAAATACAACAAGATGCTTTTATGATTATGCTTGAAGTCATAATGAATTAGGTGAACCTAGAGATATGTTTAGATATGATAAAATTCATGATAGAACATATTATTGGAAATTTCCAGTTCATGAAGT